AATTCAAGAATTGCGTCTAGGCCTGTGTTCATACTTCTTGTCGCTTCGTAAAGCGTTGCATCTTTTTGTGGAAATGTACTAAATATCATTTTCTAATACTCCTAATATGATGATGCTTGACCACGAATATCTATATCTGGGTATTTAATTTCAAATACACATGGGTCTTGTGATGGGTAAATAATTCCGTTTCTTGTTGCACTTTCTATAACATATCTATTTCCAGAGTAACCATCACTTACACTATATTTGTTTGTTACTACTGGTTCGCCTAATACTGATTGTACACCTTCAGTCTGTGCTAGAGTTGTTATTATATCTTTAATAATTATTGGAGAATTAAATTGCATTTTTTGAATTTCAAAATATGTTTTTAATCTGTCAATACATTGTAAAACAACTTGCCTTCCATTATATGTTGGTAATGCAATTACTTGAAAATCAATACCAATATTTACAATGTACCCATCCTTAATATTTACAGCATCTGTCAACATTCTATATTGTGATAGATAATTTCTAAGATTTTCCTTTGTTGAAGAATTACATGTTGTTAACTTAAAATCTTTATCATATCCTAATACATACAGGTTTAGTGCAAGAGGGTTTGGCTGTGTTCCACCTTGTGGTGTTATTTGTGTGTCTTGTGTTATATATGCTTTTGCAATACTACCAAATCTATTAGGCATAGAGTAAACTCTAGTAATATAGTCTTCCCTAGTAACAGCCCTATTTTGTGCAGCATAATTTGCAAGTGCAGCGTTTCTTACTTCATCAAGAGTCTCTGCTGATTTACCACCTGCCGCTGGTTCTGGATTTGTACATGCAACTGAACCTTTAACAGTATCTAATAATGCCGTATTGATTCCTTCTTCATTATTTGTTAATATTGCATTTTCAACACCAGTGATTGTATTTGCTGCTACATTTGAGGCTATTCCATTACCAACAATATATTCAACTGTCAATGTAGTTTCTACAGGTGATTCACCGTATGTTCTAGTATATATAAAATTTGAAGGGTCAAATGATTTATCCAATTGTGTAACTGAACCAGGTACACCTGAACCAACATTTTCAGGGTTAGGTACTAATGTTTCATCAGGCTCGCCAGTTCCTGAACCAAATTGTAATTCCAATCTTCCTGTTCTTGTTATTCTATATGTAAATCTTTTTGTTGTTTTATTTAATTTTAATAGGTATGGTGTATTTGTTGACTGGTCAGCTAACCCTGGGTCAACAGCATTTGTTACACGTACTTCTTCAAATGTTAAATCTTGTGCAAGGTAAGGTACATACGTCCAAACATTACCGTCGCTATCTGTACATTTTGTTATTTCAATTATTGGTTCAGATGGCATTAAAATTCTAAGACTTCTTTGAGCTGCACCAACTGGAAAATCAAATGTTTTAATTTCACCTGATGTTGCCTTTGCTTGTTTTCTAAGTATATAATAATCAGGTGCACCGTTTGCATCAACACTATATACACTAACCTCAGTTTGACTTGAACCTGACGACCTAAAATCTATTGGTGTATTAAGTGTAAAAGGTGTTCCATTTTCTGTTGAAACTGCTCTCATTCCATCTTCAANAATTAAACTATATCTCCAGTCCGGTCCAACAGTATCACCACTACCTGTTGCAGGTAATAATTGAAAAACATCTAAGTTAACTGTAGATGCGGCTGCTACTGTTGGTGTATAGCCNAATGCTTCCGCTGCCCTATATACATTTCCAGCGTCTTCGGCATGTTGAATTAAACTTTCCTTAAACTGATAATCTAAATAATAAGATAGCACATCACCAACATATGCTGACATTTCTAAAAACATCATTCCTGGTGAAGACTCATTAAAGTCATTGTATGTTTCAGGATAATATGTTTGCGCAAACTGTATAAGATTATTTTTGAAGTCACTGAATGACTTGTTCAAATACTTTATATTTTTTGTTCCTGTTGGTGTGTTATTAGTATACGACATATTTAATTCCTATTAGTACGCTGGTGCCAATCCACCAGTTGCCAAGTTAGCTCCAATCTCAACTATGTCTTGTTGTTGACTAGGATTAACTTGATATGTTATTTTAATAAACACCTGGTACAAATCTATCTTTGTTGTTATTTCAATCATTACTATATTAATATATGGTAGCCATGTTTTAACAGCATCCTTTATAGTATGTTCTATTCTTGGTCTTAATTCTTGAGTGTTAGGTTCAAATAACAACTTGTGTAAATCTGTTCCAAACTCAGGCTGCATGGGTCTTTCACCCTTTATTGTCATTAGTAGATTTATTAAATTACTATGAGCTTGTTGTACTGTTGTATACGTAGCACCAAAATCACCATCTGTATTTAATGGCAAAGATATTCCAACAGCAACGTCAGGTTGTTGGTCTAATAAATTTTCTCCTGGTACTTCGTATGGCATTTATTATTTTCCCTTTTTAATATCCATTGCTTTAACTAATTCTGAATAATCTCTAGTTAATGCTTTTTCTAATGCTTCAGGTACAGGTGCACCTTTCCTATCATCAGGTATCATTTGTTGTGCTGATGGTTGACCACCAAACATTTGGTTTGGATCATTCATTCCCATTAGTGATGCTAATCCATTTCTTGCATCTTGAGAAGTCATTTGACCATTACCCATTGTTGGCCAGTCTGAACCATTTTCACTTGCTATTTGTTGAGCCGTTTCGTTTAGTATACTATTTAATGTATTATCAGAAGTAAAACTTTTAGATTGAACTTTACTTACTGGCTTTTTAGCTACTCTTTTAACGGCTTTTGTTTTGACCTCTTTAATTATTGGTCTTAACTCTTTTCGTATTGCTAAAGAAATTTCTTCCTTTACAACTTTTCGTATGATTTTAACTAAATCACTTGCTTTCATATGATAACTCCTAAACTTTATTTACTTCTATTATAAATATCTATCTACAATAGAAATTACATTAATCCAACCCAAGGAATGGGTGGAGCCGGCATAACTCCTGAAGGTCCTGGCATTGTTCCTGTCCATAGTCCCATTACTGTTGCTATATGTGCAGTGAAAGCTCCTACTAACGCTGATGCAACAGCAGGTTCACTCATTGCCTTAAATGCCGAATATATTTGTACGTCTAATGGAGAGGGAGCTCCTCCCATTGTTATTGTGTGTGATATTGTTGCAGTCATTCCAGGTGGTGGGGTTGGTTTTAGACTTTTACCTGTCCAGTAATTTACAACACCCAGTGCAGCAAGAGAATAACCTGCAGGACCTAGATCTTTTTCTGCATCAAAAATTTGTTGAAATGAATCTAAAAATCCATCCTCTATTGGCTTTGGGTCTAGACCTAAAACTGTTGCACCTGGTGCCACTGCTGGCATTGCTTGTTGAACAGCATCATGATATAATTTTGCAATTTCTTTTGCAGTATCCTCTAAGCCAGCTGCACTTTGCCCTTGTAAAAAACTTGTAAAACCTGATTGTAATCCTGGCCAAATAACTGGCATACTATTCTCCTACTGTTCCAACATTCCTAAGTCTGATAAAATCTTAGTTGTATTTCCTGCATTTGTTCCAGGACCTGTTGGTCCAACACCCGTTGTAAGAGTTGCTTTACCTGTACACAGTGCATCAAGTTCAGTTGCAATTGCTTTTATTGCGTCCATCATTAATGTAACATCAACTTTCCATTCAGGGGTACATAGTGCAATTTGTGCAGCACCTGACAATATAACACTATCACCTCTTGCATTAAATACAAGTCTATCACTATTAATTACAACTTGATTTCCAACAAAAGAATTTGTTGGGTCAATGCCTGTTGGTAAATTATTACTTAATGACAATGGTATTGACTGGCCTCCTGTAAAATACATAGATGAAGAGTCGTCATCAACACTTTCTATAATTACTTTTCCATCAGTACCTTCAATAGGTGTACCATTAAATCCGTTTGTTATTATAATTATTGGATCACCATCTGCACCATCCAAAGACCATTGGTTTACTGATGATGGTTCTTGTGCTGTACTACCTAATCTTATTGCATTTCCAAAACCTCCCTCAAATACAACATCACCATCGTTATGTAATAATTTAACTATTGCATCAACAGGTTCAAATGTTTCACCGTCTTCACCTTTCCACTTAAAGTCTTGTTCTGGTAAATATGAATTACCTCCGTTATAGTTTGGACTGTTTAATGCATTGACTGTACCTATATAAAAATAGTCTTCACGAGTGTTACCAACTGTACCTCCTTCAATACATTTAATAATTAAAACTATTTCATGTTTAACTGGGTATCTATTTATGTTTGCATTGAGAGGTCTTGCTTCAATAGAACGCTGTGTCTGAGTTGTTGTTGCTTGGTTAAGAGGTATACATTGTATTGTACCAACTGATGTGGTCTTATCTTCTAAATGAAACTTTGGATTTGATGGGTCAAGAATAGTGTCTTGTACATATGCAAAAATAATTTCACCTGTATGTTCAATAAGTTTTCCGGCGGCTCCTGTTTTTATTTGGTTACCTTCGGAAGCTGCTCCTCTATACCCGTGTCTTAGTATCTTTGCCACTTGATTTATCCTCTATATTTTCTTCAATTTTTTCAACTTCTTCGAGGAGTTGTTTCTTTTCCTCATCAGTTAAAATTAAGGATTCACCAGCTTCTGTTCGCTGTGTAGCACGTTGAACAATTGCAGCCATCTTAATTAAGTGATCATCATTTTTTACTGCAATATCTAAGTAGTCTTTTATAAGTGGAACGATAACTGTTGCATCGCCAATATTTTTTATCAACGGTTTTAATTCTTTAATTAAAATGTCAATTTGTCGTTCTTTGGCTTTTGCATTTGTATAAATGTCTTTGAGTAAACCAGAGAATGTTTTTCCACTAAATATTTCTAAATCCTTTTCCATCTAATATAAATATCAAATACAACTAGAATCTTGTCCCAGTTCTGTAGGTATTGTGCAATTCAATGTACTTTGCTTTTAGAACATTTACAACTCGAGTAATATAACCTGTCTTAACATTTGTCATTTCTCGAACCATTATGTATAGTGCTTTTTTATTAAAGTTCTCTATGTTATCACGTTTTCTAAATATTTCAAGTAATGCATAAAGTACCTTTAAGTCTCTTTCTTTTGATACTAAGTTGTTTGCATTTCTTGTACAGTAACTTATAAAGTATTCCATAAAGTCATGCTTTGCTTCCATTTCCTCTTGACGTATAATTTCATTTGTAACATTACGCCTAGTATCTATAGTTGTGACTGGTGCCTTTGCTTTAATCTTTTTATAGTTATTGTTGTTATTTAGAATTAACCAGTTTTTTGCAACAAT